ATATTTTGTTATTTTACTTTCTAAATCTATTTTTTCTTTGTTTAACATATCCCAAGCTCCTTTTATATTTATATAAGCTTGTCCTATTGTTAAACTTCCTTCTGGTAAACTATAAGTACTAGGTATATTATGAGTTCCTCCTGCTTGAGCCATAAGACCTTTTAAAGCAGCATAAACCATACATAACCTTTTAACCATACCATCAATTGGATATTCTCCAAACCAATAACTTAATACATTTCTTTGAGCTTTTTTACTTGTCCAATATGAAACTTCAACATCATCAGTTCCAAGTATTAATTCTCCTGTGTCTTTATATTGATATATATAACTTGGTGTTACACTTACACTATCAATTGTAACACTTTCTAAAATTTGAAGTGGATATTTTTTTAAGAATAAACTATCTGTATCATTCCCATCTCTTAATTCATTATTAATATATGGATCATTTCCTGTATGTATTATTCTATATTTACTTGTTGAATCAGGATTAGTATCCCAATCTCTATCAATAGTTAATGAAGTTGTGTCATTATCTTCTATTAATCTTGCTTGTCCACTACCTGTTCCTGAATAAATCCATATATATTCACCTATATAATCCTCAGCAATCCAAGTTTTTGAACTATCAACAAGAGTTGAATCTGTTGCACTACTTACTGTCCCATTATCTTCAACAGCCCATTGTGTAGTATTAGTTAATCTGTCTACTTCCTTTTCAGCAGATAATATAAAAGTTGTCATATTATCAACTGAAACTTCACTAAGAGTTATACCAGCTGTTGCAAAGGCTTCATCAGTAGTACAATACATAATTATTCACCGAATTTCTTTTTTTTACTTTTAATTTGTTTCTTAGGTTTTTCTTTTTCTAAAGTTTTAATTTCTTCAACATGATCAAGTTTTACTTCAACTTTTTCATCAATTACTAAGTAAAGTCTACCTTGTTCATCTTTTTCAAAGTGTCCTTTTGGATCTTCGTGTCCTACCATTTTAGTTTACCTCATTTAATATGTATAAAAAAAAAAAAAAAATTATTGTCCATATTTACACATTACATAAATTGTTCTTGCTTCATTTTCAGTAGATCCTGGAATAGTTAAATTTCCTGCAGTTGAAATTTCTGCTACAGGTAACCATCCATCAGTTACTGCTTGACATGATGCATGAATAACATCATCTCCTTTAAAATAAGTTGAACAATCTATTGTGTCTTCATCATCTGCTGTGTCTGGTGTAACAATTTTAAATAAGTTACCAATTACACTTGACTCAGATGTTACAGTACAATTTGATATTGATATTGCTGCCATTTTAATTAACCTCCTTAACTATATATGATTAATGCACTTGCAGCACCTGTTGATGCTGAAGTTAAAGTAATCACATTTGCTGATATTGTTGGAATTCCCAACAAACCATCACTATCATCTATTGGAATACAAAGATGTACAGTATTTGCATTAGTAACAGTCCAAGTATCATCTTCAGCAGCTTTAGCTGCAGAGTCAATAAATCCTAGTCTTTTGCCATCATTCATTGAACCACCTAATGGAACAACTTCAACTGCTACTACATTTACATTAGTCATTTTAAATCACCTATGCTGAAATTCCTGTTATAGAACTACAGAATGATGTATTTTTTATGATTAATGCTTCATATATTTTTAAATTTGGGTGATTTTTTTTGAAAGTTGCCGTTCAATAGAGTTATCAGGAATGTTAGAGTTTGAGAAGAATTAACAACTTGGATTAGAAAAGGGATACCTGAATATGAAGTTATTACAGAATAGCGTGATGAGATTTATCGCAATATTAGTTTGTACCGGTGCCGTTTGCGCGGCATTCGGGGAGACAAAGAAAACGGCTTTGCCTATTATCTCGGTGTTCAGCGCAACGTTCCCCACGGCCTTGCCGGTGCTCAAATGCATATTGAACAGCTGTGTGTACATCATCTAATGACATAGCAGTAGTTCCTTTTGCTACAGTATTTGTTGTACTCATTAAAGTAACAATGCCTGAGTATTGTGTTGCATCTGAACCAGCATTTCCATTTACAATTAAGTTTTCTTGTAATTCTCTCATTTCTCTAGTTTTAATTAAAACTTCCATTTGTTTAGAATTTGGTGCTCCATTGTCTGAGAAAGGACCTGTTGCTCCACTTCCTGGTTGCATACCAGCTAACATATAACTAGGTTGTGCTGCAATTGAAGGACCTGTTACTCTTCCTACTGCATATAAAAACTTAATTGCTGTACTTGCTCTATCATATGTAGTATCTGTTTCAGTTAATGTTGCATCTTCAGTTGCTGTGAATGCTCCACCTTTTGCTGACACTATGTTATAGTCTGCATACATTCCTTGATTAGTAACTCTTGGAATTAATTCAACTAATGGTGTATATTTTCTTGTAGTATCGATAACTTTAGGATCTACATAAATTGGAATCATTGCATATCCTGCTGTTCCTCCTCCACCTGCTGTAGTACCGTGTGCTTTTAATCCAATACTTAATTTTTCATTAAAAAAATCTCTATGGTCTAAACCTACATGATTCATATGCTGAACCAACAGCAACATTACCTAAACTTTTTGTTTCTGCCATCTTTTATTCCTCCTTATAACATATCTAATGGATTTATTTTTATTTCAACAGACTTATTAGCAGGTGTTTCTTCAACCACACTTTTTAATTGTGGTTTTTCTAAAATTGCTTTTAATTCTGCTATTTTATCATCTTGTTGTTTAATTAAATCCTTTAAACTTTTAATTTCATCTAGTGGATTCACTCTTGGTTCTTCCACTTTTTGTTGTTCTTGAACAACTTCCTCAACTTTAACTTCTTCAGCTTGAGCATCATGTACTTCTTCTTCAACAACTTTTAAAACTGAATCTGGACTTGTATTACCTAAACCAGCATTTATTTCTTCCTGTTGTTGTTCTTCTTCTTCTGCCATATTTTCTACCTCCATATTAGCTTTAAGACTTTTCATAAAACTAGATGTCATTGTTGCACCTTGATTTACTGGATTTCCTGTTATTGCTACATTTAATAAATCTAAAGCTTTTAATAAAGTCACTTCTGTATCATTAATAATAGATTTTGCAAACTCTTTAGTTCTGTAAGCTATACTAAAAGCATCCAAGAAACCGTCTTGAATGGACTTCCATACTTCATTGAATTTACTATGAGATTTATTAATAACTGCTTTAATCCATATTTTACTTTTTCCTTCATGATCAACTAATTTTGCATCAATTATTTTACCAACTGGTATATCAACATCACCAGTAAATGTACTATGTTCTATATCTAATTTAACATTTCCTGATTTTAATTGAGCAACCATATCAACCATTGCTTCTCTAGTTACTATATCTTTGCTTCTGTCGATTTCATCTGTACTAATAAAACCAGTAATATAATGTTCTCTACCAGATTTTAAACCAGTTTCTACCCATTCAACATAATTAGTTAAAAAGAAACTTTTACCTTCATTTTTTTCTTTTATTACTCCACATTCTCCAAATGGCATAAAATTCACACTCCTTATATTATTCTATATTTTGGACTTTTTAAAAATATCTTTTTTTATCATTTAATAACTCACTAATCCCTGACCTTCTTCATACATAAAACCATCAAGAGCTACAACAGTAGCATCAGTACTACTTAAATTAGTAATTCTTATAATATACTTTTCGCCACCTCCTTTAGGGGGTGGTTATTTACTCATCCTCCTGTATAAATATAACTGTGCTTCTGCAATTAGGATGGGCTGGTGGAGCATCAAATTCCTGATCTTTATAATGGAATTTTTGGTCAAGAGGGATAGTTTTACCATCTAAAGCAGAACATACTGCCGAGGTTCTTTTATCTAAGTGTGCATCCCAACGCTTCATAAGTTTTAAACCAGATTGTCTAGCTCCATCCACATGTCCCATATTTTCAGCTCTATTGCTTTCAGTTCTTGCAATCATTTTTGCTCTTTCAACACTTACATCCATAACTTTTTGAACTCTATCTTTTAATTTATTTATACTTTCTAAATTCATTAAACCTATACTAAGTTCTTTTCTAAGTTTTTCTGCAATATCTTCATTCATTCCTTTAATATTATCAAAACTATATTTTTTTAAAAAATCCAACCTTCTTGTATTATCAAAAAAGTTCATTTCAAATTGTATTTCAGCTTTTTCTATTCCTTTATGATAAGAATTTTCTATAGCTACATTTAC